GACTTGACAAGCCAGCGTACTACGACAAAGATAGGAAGCTATGGGTTGCTAAGATAAGTAGACTTGAGAGTTGTGACTAATGTTTGCAGAAGCACTCGTATGCCTTGCACTCAACGTGTACCATGAAGCCCGTGACCAGCCCTTCATTGGGCAGGTTGCGGTGGCACAGGTGGTCATGAATAGAGTGCGTGATGACAGGTATCCTGATGATGTATGTGAAGTGGTCACACAAGGCCCGACATACTCATGGAAGCCTGACTTTCCTGTGCGTCATCGCTGCCAGTTTAGCTGGTACTGTGATGGCAAATCAGACAACACACCTGATGAAGCAGCATGGAAGCAAGCCCTGACGATTGCACAGGGCGTACACACAGGCAACCTTGATGACTTCGTTGAGGGTGCTACACACTACCACGCAACCTATGTCCTGCCCGAATGGGCTGACAGCAAGACGCCTGTCGTGCAGATAGGCGACCACATATTCTACAGATGGGACTGACTGAAAGGAGACACGACATGGACATTATTCTAGGATTGATGCTGTTCGCAGTATTGTTGACTATTGACATTATCTCTAACTCCTGATATAACACGCTATCAGTTAACACCAATGAAAGGAGACTAACCATGCCACTAGATTTTACTTCACAAGAGATTGTACCGGATCACCTGAACTTCCCTGTAGTGTTTGAGGACACCAAGTATGAGAAGTCCAAGTATGTCATCAACGGTGACACAGGCGAGTATCTTGGTATCGTAGGCAAGGGATTCAAATGTGCCAGTCACGGTGACTTCTTCACTCGCGCACACAACACCATCTCAGAGGTGCTTGGTGAATCCTACTGCGACAGCATGAACATCAACTACAGAAGTGCGCGTAACAATGCGTGGGCTTTGATGGACATGACGATGCCTAGTGTCCTGCGCCGCATTGAGACAGATAAGCACACAACCACCATTGCACCCCGCCTGATTGCCCTGCACGGCATTGACGGTAGCTGCTCCAACATGGCGTTCTTCGGTGCCATCGACTTCTTCTGCACCAACGGTTGCATCACTGGCGACTACGACAAGATCAAGAAAAAGAATACTACCAACTTTGATCTGGACGCATTCATTGACGAGTTGGAACATTCCATGTCTGACTTCTTTGCTACGGCAGATAAGTTCCAGCGTTGGGCAGAGACCAGCTTGGTGTATGTCGATGTCAAAGCATTTCTGGAAAAGCTGATGCCAAACAAATCAGATAAGATGTTCACGTTGTATAACCAAGAGGTAAGCAAGCGTGGCCGCAATGTCTGGTCGCTGTATTCTGCCTTCACCAACTATGCCACCTACGCTGATGAACGTAATGGCTTCAACCTGCGTAACACCGGCAACGATACTGCCGCACAGTCCATGTGGAAGCGTGAGCAGGAAGTATCCAAGTGGGTCAGCAGCCCTGAGTTCAGTCAACTGGTTGCAGCTTAATGCAATACAGCCTGTTCAACGATGATGATTACACTGTTGAACTAGGTGACAACACTAGGGTGTGCATCAAATGTGAGAGAGAACTGGACATTGAGTTCTTTCAGATTGATGCATACCACGCCAACGGAGATGTCAGGCGCAGACCAGAATGTGTCGATTGCAGAAAGACTGCACAGAAACAAACACGGTCACTGCGAAAGACTGCACCACCTGTGCCTGACAATCATGTCTGTCCAATATGTCAGAGGGACAAAGACGGTATCAAAGGGACCGGACACAAGAGCCACAGTTCATGGTGCCTAGACCACTCACATGAGACAGGAGACTTTCGTGGCTGGCTCTGTCACCAGTGTAATCGTATGCTTGGCATCGCAAAGGATGATGTTAGCATTTTGTATAGAGCAATTAACTATTTGAAAGGTGAGTCATCATGACGCAGAAACAACTCACAGACTTGGTGGATGATTACTATTCTTCCTATGATTTCAAGAACTTGCGTGATGAAACTAAGAAACAATATAAGTATTTTCTTGGTGTCATGCTCGACACAGAAATCAACGGCAATAAATTGTCAAGTCTTGACTTTACCAAACTGCCAACACGCACAGCGAAGCAAGCGTACAACCAATGGTGCGACAAGGGCATCTCTATGGCCAATCATGTCATCTCTGTGGCGCGTATGGTGTTCAATCATGGGTTGCGTATGGAACTGTGTGAGAAGAATCCCTTCGCAAACATCCGTAGGAGGGCCACTGAGAGGCGTAAGACAGTTTGGGGTAGGGAGGATGTCCAGAAGCTGCTAGACGCCGCCTATGGTGATTTTAGCACCCGTAACATAGGTCTTATTGCACACATGGCATATGCTTGGTGCCAAAGATTAGGTGACATGCGTGTTCTTACATGGGACAACATCGACTTTGACAGTCAGACTGTTCAGATTGAGCAGTCAAAGCGCAGAGCAGACGTTCATCTGCCCATTGATGATGATTTGTTTGAGATGTTGCAGCAACAACACGATGACTTTGGCTTTCAGAAGTATGTAGCACCTCGTCCTTATCCAATTGAGGGTGAATACAGACCTTATTCGCTGCATAAACTACCTGCATTTGCTCGTCAGCTTATGAATGATGCGGGTCTGCCACCTGAACTGCGACTATCTGACCTTCGCCGCACTGGTACCACTGAAATGGTAGAGGCCGGTGTCGGTATGGCACAAATTATGTCGGTTACAGGACATGCTAATCCAAGTTCAGTGAAGCCATATCTAAAAAATACACTCAAGAGTGCAAATAGTGCATTGACGGCACGAAAAATACATGGTACAAGCATAACAAGTGCCGCAAAGGAAAGTGATATACTATGAATATATATAACACTAATATATACACTTATGTGAGGGAACTAGATATACCTGTAGGACATAGTAGGAGAGTAGAGTGTCCTAATTGTGGAGAGAGAACACTGTCAGTGACCAATGAAATGGGTTCTCTACTGTGGAATTGCTTTCGTGCTTCCTGTGGCATTAAGGGTGGTAGTAAAGTGGCATTATCTACGAAGGACATACTCACTGCCTTTCATGGTACTAAGGAAGATGAAGAAGAATTTGTATTGCCTGACTACCTTGTGCCGTACAACTACGATGTAGCTGAATGGGCCAGTGAACTGTACGGCTTAGATGCAGAAGAATTAGGCTTGTTGTATGATGTCCGTGAACACAGAGTTGTCTTTCCTGTATATGATGGCAACAAGATTGTGGATGCAGCAGGTCGTTCACTTGGCAAACGAATACCTAAATGGAGAAGATATGGAAAAAGTGGCTTGCCATACACACATGGATGTGGTAATGTCGCAGTTGTTGTTGAGGACTGTGTGAGTGCTGCCGTTGTTGGTTTCGGCTCCTTTGTCGGGGTTGCGATTTTAGGCACTCAGCTTTCCGAATCGCATAAAGGATTTCTCACACGGTTCTCAACAGCAGTCATAGCATTAGACCCCGATGCATTGACAAAGAGTTTGCAGTTCGTTAAAGAACTAAGAGGATACGTTAACGATGTTCGTGTCCTGCGTCTTACAGATGACCTCAAATATCGTAACCCGACAGATATGGAGAATTTACATGGAATTATCACTGATTAGAAGTTTGATGGATAAAGAGTTCTACGAAGAACATCGTGGAGCCAGATGTCCTGATCGACTGTTCAGCAAGGATGTGCAGAAGATCAAAAAGACAATTGACACAGCTATTGACAGGTATGGACGTACAGTTACGCCAGACGAGATTGAGGCACTGTTCATATCTAGCAACCCAACAATGACCACTGCAACAAAGCAGACATTCACTGCACTGTTCAGCAAGATTAAGAAGGAAGCCCCTATGGGCAGTGACGTGGCACAGGAAGTGCTGTCTAAACTGTTCCAGCAGGTTGTTGGTGAGGACATTGCCAATCTTGGTGTAGATTATGTGACAGGTGACAAGTCCAGTCTTGAGCCACTGCGTATGCTGCTTGAGCAGTATGCCGATGACTTTACACCCAACCTCAATGTGGAGTGGGACGACATTGACATCGACACACTTCTATCACGCAACGACCTTGAGGCACGTTGGACATTCAACATTCCATCGCTTGCTCGTAAGGTAGAGGGTGTCAATGCTGGTCACTTGATTGAAGTTGGCGCACGTCCTAACACTGGCAAGACATCCTTCCACGCCAGCTTGATTGCAAGTCCGGGTGGCTTTGCCCATCAGGGTGCCAACTGCATCATCTTGTGTAATGAGGAAGGCTACCACCGTGTTGGCGCACGTTATCTGACAGCAGCAACTGGCATGACAATGCGTGAGATTAAAGATAATCCAAGCAAGGCACGTGACCTTTACGCACCTGTGAAGGAACGCATTAAGATTAAAGATGCCACTGGTCGTGACATGTCTTGGGTTGAGAGCATTTGTAAATCTTACAAGCCTGACATTGTTCTGCTCGACATGGGTGACAAGTTTGCTCGTACAGGTGGCTTTGCTCGTCCTGATGAAGCACTGAAAGCTAATGCTATCTATGCTCGTATGATTGCCAAGCAGCATAACTGTGCTATGTTCTACATGTCTCAGCTATCTGCCGATGCAGAGGGCAAAGTGCTTCTGAACCAGAGCATGATGGAAGGATCACGCACAGGTAAGGCAGCAGAAGCTGACCTAATGGTACTGATTGCTAAGAACCCTGTTGTGGATGGTCAGGATGAAGAAGACACACAGCGTCACCTCAACGTCGTAAAGAACAAGTTGACAGGCTGGCATGGTGTGGTACACTGCGAACTTGAATATCAGACAGCGAGGTACACAGTATGAAACTGACACTTGATGTAGAGAACACTGTCACCCATCGTGGTGGCAAGATGCACCTTGATCCATTTGAGCCTGAGAACTCACTGACTATGGTAGGTATGCTCAATGATAGGGGCGAGGAATGGCTGGTTACGTTTGACCATGCGGACGAATATGCTACCCCAATGGGTCATGAAGGTGTGCAAGAATGGCTGGATGAAACCACTATACTTATCTGT